GGGGTCGTCGTCGTCGTCTGGCGCGTCCGGTGGCGCCGGGGGGGCCGGAGGGGGTTGGGGAGCCGGGGAGGCTTCTGGAGCCTTCTGGGCGGCTTCTGCCAGAGGAGCGACGATCTTGGCGACGGCTTCAGCCGACAGGAGCGGGAAGGCAGCCGAGATGATCCCGGCCGCTGCATCAGCGGGGATGCCCTGCTGGACCGCTTGCACCAAGGCCGTCAACGGCTGAACCTGGCCGACCGCTGATGCCTTCTGCTCGTGCTCCTCGGGCGGCGCGTTGTCGTCGGTCGGCAGCGGCCCGAGCTGCAGGGGCACCCGCAGGTTCTCTCCGCCGCTGACGGGCGCAAGGCCTTCGCGCGACCGCACCTCGTTGATGCTCAGGAACCCATGCTGGAGCGCGGTGGCGTAGGCCGTGAATCTTCCGCCCATGTCGCCGCGCGTCAGTGCGTCGAAGCTGATGGCGGTGCGCACCTGCTCGTCGGCACGCACCAGCTTGCGCATGGTTTCTTCCTCGAGCCTGCTTGCCCAGGTGCCCAGCGTGTGCTTGGTGAATTCCAGGTCGGCTTGCTCCGCCGATGCGTACGACTGCTTGGTCGAGTCGCCCACCATGTGAGGCGGAACCCCGAACGCGGCGGCGATCTGCTCGCGGCAGTATCGGCGCAGCTCGATCAGCTGCGCGTCGTCCGGGTTGATCGTCACGGGCTTGAACTGGTATCCGGCCTCGAGGATGGCAACTCGCCCGGCGTTGCGCGCCCCGCCCTGCATGTCCTGCCATGATTGACGCAGCCGCTGGAAGGCGTCAGGCGACAGCGTGCCCTGCACCTCGAGCACGCCGGCCGGCCGCGCGCCGTTCTGGAAGAACGATGCGACGAACGATTCCGCCTCGATCTCGATCCCGATGAGCTGCCGAGCGAGGTAGATCGGCGGCTCGCCCAGCAAGCCGTCCGCGCTCGGCCCGATGAGGTGAAAGATGTCGTAGGCCGGGAAGGTGCGCGCGCCGCCCGTGCCTGCCGCGTAGCAGTACACGACCGAGTTGTCCGGCGCGCGCATCGCGGTCATCAGGTCGGGCCGGAGCTTCTCAAGCCGCGTGGGCCGCCCGGATGCGTCGCGCTCGATGAAGCTATAGCCGTTGCCGTACAGCAGGCAGTCCAGCAGCATGCTCTGGCGCCATGTCAGCGCGCCCATGAAAGGGTTGGGCTCGACGTTCAGGAGGCGGTACAGCGGATGCTGCGGGATCGGCGCGAGATGCCCGTCACCGCGCTGCTGGTAGACCTTCCACTCCATGCGCGCGATGCTCTGCGAGATGAGCATCGTGCATGCGTGCACGCTCGGGCTCGACCGCGCCACCTCTGGCGTGATGTAGCGCCCGGTCTCCGCCCAATTCGCGATGTACGACTGAATGCCCGAGCTGACGGGCATTCCGACTGGCGTGTTGTCCTCGAACTCGGCGCGAGTGCCGAATCCCAGAACCCTGAGCAGAAATGAGCCTAGAGCCATTGAATCCCGCGATCCTCGTAGGGTGAGCGTATCAATGGGCTCCCTTCGAGCGCTACCGCGAGGGCGATGATGCCTGCGACGACGGGGTCGATCTTCTCCACCGACCTGCGCTTGGACGGACGCGGGTTGGTGTTGTAGTCGAGCTCGACCACCGTGTTGCTCATCGCCCATGTCAGCACCGGGTTGCCGTCGTGATGCAGCTTGCGCCCGACGACCGCGGCTTCCCACCGTCTGGTTGGGCCGCTCATGTGGAGAAACGATTGCGGGACTCGCCGCAGCTTCAGGCCGTCGTTCTCGAGCTGCTGCGCCAGACCGCCTGCGTTGTTGGGGTCGTAGCCGACCGCGACGACCCGATGCCGCTCGACGATGCGCTTGATCTCTGCGCGCAGGAACTCGTAATCGGTGGCGTCCCCGGGCGTCAGGGCAATCCATCCCTGGCGCGACCAATCGAGATACGGCACGCGGTCACGCTTCTGCCTGCGCTCGGCGCCTTCTTCCGGCGCGTACGACCAGCTGCGCACGTGGTACTCGTCTGCGTCGATCCATACCGCGGTCAGGCTCGTGAGGTCGCTCACTTCGCCGAGGTCGATTCCGAGATAGCACGGAAGCCCGGTGAGCCGATCCTCGTCGAAGTCGGCGCGACAGGCGTCCCAATCCGACATGCGCACCCAGCGCACGTCCGCGGTGACGTGCTGATTGAGGTGCAGCGTGCGGAACGGCGTCTCGTAGGAGGGCTGCTCCTGGGCCCGCCTGCACTCGTCCGCGATCCAGCGCTCCTGGAGCGAGATGCCAAGCGAAGGGTTTGCGTTGCGCCACGCTTCCGGCGTGCGCCAGTCCATCGACTCAGGAGCCTCGTAGATGACTGGCAGGTAGGCCGGATTCTCGATTACTCCGTCGCGCACCTTGCTGGCGTAGTCGTACTGATCCCACTCAAGCGATTCCCGCAGCGTTCCGGCGGTGGTGATCGCCACCATCAGCGGCTGCATGCGTGCGCCCATCGAGGTCTGGATCGCTTCCCACAGCTCGCGCCGATTCCCCATGGCGTGGATCTCGTCGCCGATGGCGAATGACACGTGCAGGCCGTGAGCAGTCGGGGCGTCGCTGCTCATGGCCGCCCAGACTCCGCCGAGCGACGGAGCGACGATGCGGTTCTGGAACACCTCGACGCGCGAGTCGAGCTCGGGCTCTGCCCGGATCATCGTGCGCGCGCGCTCGAACACCAACTTTGCTTGCTTGCGGTCGGCGGCGAAGGACACGACTTCGGGCGTTGGCTCGTCGTCGGCGAGCAGGTGATACAGGCCCAAGGGCGCCAGAAGCTCGGTCTTCCCGTTCTTGCGCGGAATCCAGATGCCGCATTCGCGATACCTGCGCGTCCCGTCCGGGCGGACCCACCCGTACAGGTTGCCGACCAGCGCGCGCTGCCACGGCAGCAGCCGGAACGGCTGCCCTGCCCATGTCCCCTTGGCGAAGGTGCACAGGCCTTCGATGAACTGGATCGCGTGCCGGGCGCCGGCCGCGTTCCACACGGCATCGCCCCGCGTTGCGATGGCGTCGTAGCCGGGGATGCCGCCGAACGCCTCTGCCGCCCATTCATCCGGCGGCGCTGCCGCGCGAGAAGTACGCCGCTTTGCCATGATCCTTGTCCTCTGGGAGAGCGATGAGCCGACCGCGCGCCGCGGGCGTCAATCCGAATTCCGCAAGCATCCTCCGCACGTTGAGGGCCAACTCCATCTGCATCGCCGAATACGGCGACCGCCGCAGCATCTTCAGCGTGCCGTCCGGGTTCTTGACGGGATAGACGTCGCCGTACTGGATCAGCATGTCGGTCGCCCGTCTGTACCGCGACCACGACTCGCACAGCACTGCCAGCGCGAAGCCGTCTGCCTCGGTCAGCACCCGCATCCGTTCGAGGATTGGCGTGAGCTGGTCCCATGCCTTCTTGCCTTCGGCATCGAGCCACTCGGGACGCTTGGGCCGCGTGCCCTGCGGCTTGGGCTCGTCCTTGCGCGCCTTGGCTCGCCAACTGCCGGACAGCTTCAGCATGGCCGTTGGCTTGGGGGGAGGTCCGCTCATGCCGATCTCCGGACGATAGTGTCGCGCACGTGCGACGCGATTGCCTTCATGAACAGCGGCGGCACGGTGTTGCCCAGGCGCTCGACTGCGTTGACGTAGTTGGGCCCGAAGTCGTAGTTGTCCGGGAACGACGACAGCCGCTTCAATTCCGCCACGGTGAACGGCCGCTGCTCTGCCCAGTGCATCAACCCTCCGAAGCCGAGGTAGGCGGCGCTCTTGGTGAGAGTCGGCGCCGGGCGCATGGGGTCGACGCGGACGGTGTTGAACCCGTTCTTGAGGCCGAGCCGCGTCAGGTTTGAGCCGGGCTTCATGAACTCCCATGACTTGTAGATAGCCTTGGACTTGGCGATCTCCAGCAGGGTCGACACTTCCTGCTCGTCGAGCCGCAGGCCCTCGAGCGCTTTCCTGGCGGATATCGGCGCATGGGTCGGAGCCGGGTGCGTCGGCTCGATTCCGAGGTCGTTGCGCGCTCCGATGAAGATCATCCGTTGCCGTGCCTGCGGAACCCCGTAGTGCGCGGCGTTGAGCTTCCTGGCGACGACGCGGTAGCCGGATGCCTGCAGCTCGCGAAGCACCTCGGCGAAGATGATCCGCATCTTGCCTGCGACCATGCCGCTGACGTTTTCCATCACGAACGCCTTGGGCCTGAAACCCTGCAGCAGTCGGACGTACTGCCGGAACAGCTGATTGCGCTGGTCCTCAAACTGCCTCCTGCCGCTCGTGCTGAATCCCTGACACGGCGGCGAGCCGTCGAACACGTCGAGCTCGCCGGGCGCGACCCCTGCGGTTTCGAGCGCCTGCTCGACCGTCAGGCTGCCGATGTCGCCGTGAAACAGCGGTGTAGCCGGATGGTTGCGCCTGTAGATGTCGGCGGCGCCGTTGTCCCATTCGACCGCCAGCCGCATCTTGCCGCCTGCCAGCATGTAGCCGAGCGACGAGCCGCCGCATCCCGCGAACGTGCTCACGACCGAGAAAGGCGCTACTTCGGCCATCGGTGCCCGCATTCTGCGCAGCAGCGCCATTCGACGTCGTCGGCCACGCTCTCGGTGTATGCCTCGCCGAGGCTGCCCATGGGCTCGTTCCTGGCGGATGCCAGCAGCACCTCGGCCTCGCGCGCCGAGAAGCCCGAAGCCTCAAGCAGCTTGGCGTCGTCCGCCGCGAGCTGCGCGAGCGTGGCCTTCAGGATTTCCTCGTCCCACTTGGCGAGGTCGGCGGTGCGGTTGTCCGCGATGCCGTACGCCTGCGCCTCGTCGTACGTCAGGTGCGACCGGACGATCCAGACCTTCGGCATCTTCAGGCGCATTGCTGCGGCGAGCGTGCCGTGCCCGGCGATCACCTCGAGCTCCTTGGTCACGACGATTGGCTTCTGCTGGCCGAACTGCTGCAGGCTTTTCATCTTGGCCCGGATGCTGCGCTCGCCGTGCTGGCGGGCGTTGGTCGGGCTGAACCGCAGCTCGTGCGGGTCGATGTTCTCAACTTCCATGCCCATCCTCCTTCACCTCGGCCCCGCATTGAGGGCAGGTGATCTTCTTGGGTGCCTTGGTTGCGTGCTCGGTCTCGATCCGCTGGGCGAGGGTGGTAATGCTTTCCATCGCCCCGGCCTCGAAACCCGTGGCGAACGCCAATCCCTGAGGCATGGTCTCCAGCGCCAGCGCGAGCGCTTGGTAGTCCCATTGGCTGAGCTCGCCTGTCCGGTTGTCCGCGATGGCGTAGGCGGCTGCGGCGCTTCCCGCCAGATCGGTTTCGACCACGTCGACCTCTGTCCATCCGAGCGAGCGCGCGGCGGCCAGCGTGCCGTTGCCTGCGAGCACGACTCCCCTCAGGTCTACGACGATTGGCTTCTGCTGGCCGAACTGCTGCAGGCTTGTGGCGATGGCGCCCAAGTTGTCCGCATCATGGGTGCGGGCGTTGTTGGGGTCCGGGGTGAGCGAGTCGATGGGGCGGCGTTCGATCTTCATCAGTGGGCTTTCGATGGCGGCCGGGGCTGGTTGTCCCCCGGGGGAGGCGGTTGGGGGGTGGTTGCCGGGGGCGGGGGGGCTGAAAAGGGGGGCAACCCGGGTGCGCGCGTTTGTGGCGGCGTGACCTAGGTGTCCTGCAGGGCGTCACGGTTTTCCGAGGGGGTACGGTCTGAGGCCGGGAGGGGCTTGCTGAGGGCTCCGGCCGGGGCTGGGGCCGGGATGTGGTCCTCCCGGCGGCGACGCAGCACGGCGTCTCGTAGGGGCTTGGATGGGTGCTCCAGCAGGACGCGCAAGGTGGCGTCGAACCGGGTGGCCGCGAGGCAGGCGTCTCGCTCGCGCTCGGGGCCGAGGCGCCTCTCCCGGATGGCGTCGAAGCAGGCGTCCATTCCGGGGTGCAGGATCAACAGGTCTGCTGGCAGCGAGGCGCTGAGGTCGATGGCGCTCTGCAGGTCGCTCATCAGCACCCACAGGCGTCCTTGGATGTGCCCTTCCTGCGCTGCTGCCATCAGGGCGTCCCTGATGCGACGCAGGGGGAGCGCCAGCGCCAGCGCCTCCTGCGTCCATGGGCTTGCGCACGAGATGGCTTGCACCAGCGCGTCGAAGTCGTAGATCAGGTCGTTCCCGGATAGGTGCTTGCGGGCGAGGGTGGTCTTGCCTGCGCCGGGTGCTCCGGTGAGGATGGTGATGCGTGGCGCCCACGGGCCGCGCTTGCTGGTGGAGCCGAGGTCGGCGGCCGTCTTGCGTAGGTGGCATGCCCTGCAGAGCGGCTGCAGGTTGTCGGGCGTCGACTTGCCTCCTTCCATCAGGGGCACGATGTGGTCGACGCACGTGGCGCTCACGGTCCGCCCTGCTGCCGCGCAGATGCGGCAGAGCGGCTCGATGGAGCGGGCTGCCTTGCTGGTCTTGTGCCACCGCGACCCGCGCCCGTGCTTCTTGGCGGAGGTCGAAACGGTTGGCGGCTTATGCGGCATGGATCTCCTCGACGGTGATGACGCACATGGGTCGGTCCACGGCCCATGCCTTGCCTAGCTGGAGCTCGGACACCTGGGAGTCGTCTTCGTAGGCGATCCCGTTCAGCGCGTCCAGCACGGCTTTGGCGAGGTTGTCGAGGTCCGGCTTCTGCCGATGGTGCTTGGGCGCCGCCTGACGCAGCGCCGTGCCCTTCGTACGGTGGCTTGCCGGCCGTTCGAGATGGAACCAGATCGCGACTCGCACGGCGTGCTGCATCGGACGCCCGATGGCGCCGTGCGCGTTTGCCGCGACCTGCACCTTCCAGGCGTCGGCCGTGCGCGGGTTGTAGATGCGCACGAACGGTCCCTGCGCGCGAGCGCGTGGTCTGGGCTGGGGCTTGGGCGTGCCCTCGACTACGAAACGGATCGAGCGGCGTTTCTTGCGATGCTCAGGCGCGCGTACACATGGTGATGCACCGCCCTTGCATTGCCTGCCCGTACTTCCGCTTCGATGTGCCGCATCAGGCGTTCGATTTCGTCGTCGAGCGAGCATAGTTCTTCCAGCCATCGGCGTCCTCGGTCCTCGGCGCAATCGCGTTGGCGCTCTGCACGCGCGAGCCGCTCGGCGCATTCCTCGAGCTGCGCGAGCAAGTCTGCATGCGCCGTGTCTCTTGGCGCACGGGGCATGTCAGAAACCTCGAATGCTTTTCACGATGAACCGCAGCGCGTCTCTGGAGCCGCCTGCGCGAACCCATTCGCGCAGATCCTTGGAGCGGCCCGGTGGCCGAACTATAACGACCGAGCGAGCGATCTTCAACAGGGTCGCGCGCAACGCCTCTGCTCCTTCGATTCCTGGTCCGTCCGCGTCTGCGACGATCACGACGTCTCGCCTGCGCGCTGCTTGCCCCACGAGGTCGGAACACACCTTGCATCCCGGCCGCGCGATGGCGTCGAGATGAAGGTCTACCGCTGCCGCCAGATCGCTTTCGCCTTCGGTGACGAACAACGATCCTTGCCCCGTTGGTCCGCCTTCCGGGACGATCAGGCCGAGCCGCGATCCCGTCAGGCAGAGTTTCGCGCCGTCCGGCGTCCTGCGGCGGTACCCGACGATCTTGGAGCCGTGGCGCATCGGAAAGGTCCATGCGGCGCCGTCCCATCCCGTGCCGAGCCTGCGAATCGTGCTGGGGATCGTGTTCCACCTGGCGGCGAGGTCGGCGGCGCCTGCGGTGGTGAGCTGCTGGACGTACTGCTCCTGCAGCCGCCCGAGGTCTGGCGCCGGGCGTGGCGGAGGCGGGCGCAACACGACCGGATCAGTCGACGGCGAGGTCCCGTCCAGGCGATGCAGGTAGCCTGCATCACCGATCTTCCTGCTGCTTTCGACGCGAGGGCAGATCGCTAGACCGCGCGTCGTGTCGATGAGGCACCATGAAGGCGTGCGGTGGAGATGGGCGCAGATGGGGCACGGCAGGGCGCGCGACACGCGCTTGCCTTCGAAGGCGACCTCTCCCGTGCGTCGGTCTGACAGGACGAGCATGCTCACATGACCCCTCGCTCCCGCATGATGCGCACGGTCTCCGCCCACTTCTGGAGCGCCTCGCGGGTTTCCTGGTCGGCGATGTCCTGGTGGCGCAGGACGAGGTCGGCGAGGGCGGCGCCCGCGTTCGCGGCGTTGATGAGCATCGCGATGATGTCTGCCGTGCGCTGCTCGTCGCAGTAGTCCTCGAGCCGGAGCCGCTGCAGGGTGTCGACCGCGCTCATGTGCTTGTAGCGGCGGATCATTGGCGCCTCACGATCTTCCGGGCCTCCGCTACCGTGACGATGGCGCGGCGGTCTGCCCAGACGAACGCCGCAGGCTCGGGCAGGTCGTTGCCCTGGGCGTCCACGGGGCAGCAGACCCATTCCCGTCCGTGGTCCGTCATGAGTCGCACCCTCACGAAGGCGATGTCGTCCTGCTTCATGCCGCCGCTCCTTCCTTGATGCGGCCGATTTCCTCGCTGGCCGTCTTGCGGTCGAACGCCTGCGGGTCCCTTCCGTGCTTGCGCAGGAACCATGCCTGCGCGTCTGTCGGGCGCTTCATCAGCGCGTCGATGATGGCGCTTGCCTCGTCTAGCGTAAGGCGATCGGCGTTCGGCACCCCGTTCCGGGCCAGATAGGCGCGCTGCTTGTCGCTCGCCGGGAGCTTGGCGCGGAAGCCCTTCACCTTCGGCGGGGCGATGCCGACGAATTCGAACGGGTCGACGACCTGCGTGCTGTACGAGGCCTTGCCCTTCAGCAGACTCCGCTGCTTGCGTGCCTGCTCGTCTTTCAGGAGCCGTTCCGTCTCGTCGAGCATCTGCAGCACGTCGACCTCCTTGGACGGTGCCTCGGCGGCGCGCCGGGTGCTGCGCTGACGCGTCTCCTCGCCCCATTGGCCACCCAGCACGTCGCCGGCGTGGATGAGCCGATGCCGGCCGCAGTTGCCCATGAAGTCGAGCAGCAGGACGGACGGCTTCGCGCTTGCGCCGATGGCCGCGCGCCGTGCCTCAGGCGTCCGCAGGGCATCGACGCAGCCGGGGATGGGCCGGGTGCCCCGCCCTGCCATCTGGCAGTACAGGCTGCGGCTCTTGGTCGGCCGCAGCATCGCCACGACCTGCACTCCCTTGCCGTCGGTTGCCGGGTCGTCCCATCCTTCCGTCGTGATCCCGACGTTGGCGAGGAACTGCAGCTGCCCCGCGCCGAAGTCGCGGAGGATGTTCTTGCGCTCGCCGCGGTCCGTGCCTGCGTGGATGCAGGCCGCCTTGCCGGGATGGTGCCGATTGATGATCTCGGCGACTCTCTTGGCATGGTCCACGGTGGTGCAGAACAGCAGCGTCCTGCGGTTGCCTGCGATCTCGATGGTCGGCCCGACCATGCGATGCAGGGTCTGCTCGTACTCCATCAGCGCTGCGAGGTCCGCTCCGTTGAGCTCGCCTGCCGTCGTGCGGACGCCTGAGAAGTCGAGGCCGCTCACGTGTACGACGCTCTGCTTGACGGGCACCAGCCATCCGTCCCTGATGCCTTCCAGCATCCCGTACTGGTACGCGACCGAGCTGAAGATGGTCCCGAGCGCCTGCTCGTCTGCCCGGTCGGGGGTGGCGGTGGTGCCGAGCAGCCGCGCGTGCTCGTTGGCGCTGAACCAGCGCCACACCTTCGCCCATGTCGCGGCGGTGGCGTGGTGCGCCTCGTCGAACCAGACCGTGCCGAAGTCGCTTGGCCGAAACCGCTCAAAGCGGTGCCGCGTTCCGCGCTTGGTGGTCAGCGTCTGCACCGATGCCACCACCACCGGGCAACGACTGAACCCGTCCTCGATGGATCGACGCGAGGCCATTTCGACGGCGACGTCGCACCTGGCGATGCGCTTGATTGTCGCGGCTGCCTGCTCGACCAGTTCCTCGCGATGCGCGACGACCATGGCGCGGCCGCATCGGCCGATCCGGTCGGCGACGATGCTGGCGGCGGTCACGGTCTTGCCCGTGCCCGTCGCCATCACCAGCAGGGTGCTTTGGTGCCCTGCCCACGCCGACCGGACCTGGTCGATTGCGGCTTGCTGGAAATCGCGGAGCATCAGTCTTGCAGGTCGGTTGGAATGGCGTGGTCGTTGACCAGGCGGCTCACCCAGCCCACGTTTCGGCACGTACGGCATCCGCTGCCGCGGCAGACCGGGCACTCGCGTGCGGGCATGGCGCCTTCGATCGCCGAGATGGCATTCGCCAAGTCGCTTGCGATGGCGTCTCGGTTGAGGAATGCCCCGTGCGAGGTGCCTGCGAGGTCCATGGCTGCCTGCTTGGCCGTGCGGATGGCGTTGCGGAGCTCGGTGAGCGCCTCGCGAGCTTCGTCCATCGGCGACGAGCTGGTCTCGTCAGTCTCGCCGGATTCGTCGCCGCCGCTTTCCTGGTCTCCCTGCTCCTGGTCTTCGTTCCGCCTGCGGCATGAGGCGACGAATGGATGCGTCACGGCGCAGAGCCGGGCGATCTCGCGGTCCGAGCGCTCCGAGTACCCCGGCAGCGACAGCACCATCGCCACGGCGCGCTGCTTGTCGGCGTTCGTCCTGCGCACGCCGTGCTCGGCGTTGCTCCCCGCCGCGGTCAGGATGGCGTCGAGCATGGTGCCTGCGATGACGTTGGCGAGGATGCGGTCTTGCCCTGCCTGCGCGGCGGCCGCGACGCGGTGGAACCCGTCGGCGAGCCACATGGTGTGGCCGTCGTTGATGATGGTCACGGGCGGGAAGGCGTGTCCGGCCTCGATGAAGGCCGCGTATTCGCCGACTGCGTCGTCGTTGAGCCGCTCGCGCGCTTGCGTGCCCCCGTCGAGGCGGATCGAGGCGAGCGGGACGTGTCGGGGATTGCGTGCTGTCCGTGGCATTCTGTTCTCCGTGCCCTCCGAGAGGGCTGAGTGCTGAGCGACCCCCGCGTACTCCTTGCGGGGGCGCGTGCCGCTCCGTTCGGGCGTCGGCTTCGCGCTTGCACGTATGTCCATTTCCGCCGGAGGGTCGGCGCGCTGCACGTGCTGAGCGCGGCGGCTACGTTGCCGCCGGAGCGAGGTAGGGTCAGTCCTCGCCGCGAGCTGCGTGGCAATCGTTACCACGCAACCATCCTCTGGCGCCCTACCACGGCGGCACCTTTCCGGCTGCGCGGCCCTGGGGCCTTCATCCGTGCGCAGCACCGGGAACCTAGTTGGAATGGCTGCGGATGCGCTTTCGCGCATCCGAGCCGCTTACCCTTCCGTCGTGGGGGGGGTGAGGTCTGCGATCTTGCGTTCGATCCATGCGTCCACGCTCTTGCCCCATGCGGTCGGCCAGCTGGCGAGGTCCGCAGGAGGGTCGAGCTTGGCGGCGCGCATGTCCGCGATCATGTCGGTTAGCTTGAGGTTTCTGGCCTTGAGCTTGCGCCGGATGGCGCCTGCCCCTGCGATGCCGATGACTTCGATCGCCACCGTTTCCTCGTCGTTGCGGCGGTCGATCTCGTTCTCGTCTTCCTTCGGCATCTGCAGCAGGTCGCGCACGAAATACGCCTGCGAGGTCGTCAGCGCTCCCGCGAGCGCCTTGTCAAACGGTCGGCCGTTGCCTTCAAGGATGGGCCACGGCAGATTCACGAAGTCGCGCCCTTCGCCGCTGACGTGGTCGAGCCGGAAGCTTGACAGCAGCATCGGCATGTCCCCCGTGAGCACGTGGTAGGCGGATCGCGACAGGGCAAGGCCGGCCGAGTTGAGCGCCATCCGCGCCGCTTCGAGCATGGTCTCGGCGCTTGCGTAGGCGTACTTGTGGTGCTTGTTGTAGGCGTCCTTCACGACGGGCTTCACGTTCTGCTGCGCCTGCACCAGCGCGGCGCTCAAGCTTGGGGTCTCTTTCATCGGTTGCCTCCTGCCTTGCGGATGTCGAATCGGCGGAACGTGCTCGTCTTCGTGAGTTCTTTTGCCTCGGGCCACTTGGCGAGGATCGCCGCCATGTCGGGCGACGTCCTCGAAGCCGTCTGGTAGCGGACGCTCCAGGTGCCGTCGGTGCCTGCGTCGGCGTCGCCGAGCGCGAGCAGCACGGCCGCCTTTGCCTCGTCGTACGCCGCCTCCGCCGCTTCGAGATTGGCCTTGGCGATGCGCTCTCGCGCGATCACGGTGGAGTCGATGTCGACCTTCTTGGCCTGGCGGCGCATGCGCCCGAGCGTGTCGAGGGACGGCGTGCCTTCGGGCGGGATGTCCCGCACGACGTGCTTGTCCCACCACTCCGAGCAGGTGGCCTCGATTTCCTCGCAGACGTCGTCGTCGCGCTCCACGCGGTACATGGCGAACGCGAATCCAAACGCGCCCGACAGGCGAGCCACGTGCGCCACGCCGCTTTCGGCGCAGAGCATCTGGAACTGCACCTGCAGCGCCACGCGTTCGGGCACCTCGTTCGTGCCGTGCGCGCCCCATCCGTCCGTCATGCTCGTCGTCTTGGCCTCAACGATCTCGCCGCCGTGCATGAAGCGGTCCAGCATGCCGTCGATGTTGGCGCGCAGGACCCCGCGGACGAACGTGCTGGTCGGCGCCACCACGCGTCGCTGCAACGATTCGCCCGCGAGGTCCAGCAGGACGCGCTCCAGCGCGGAGCCGAGCCGCATGGCCTCGTTCTCTGGCTGCGGTTCCGCCTTGCCCGTCTTGATCGCCCACACGTCCCATGCTGATCTCCATGGATCGCGGCCGAGGATGGCCGCGATCTCGCTGGAGCCTATGCCTGCGTTTCGCGCCGCAAGCTGCTTCTCCGTGATCGTCATCTTCTTCTCCTAAGAACGATTCCCCTGCTCAGGGTGTGCGGACCCGTGAGCAGGGGAATCTTGCGTGGTCAAAGGTCCGCACGGCGCGAAGCATATCGACGCCGCGAGACTTGTAAAGGGGGTCAGGAGCGCGGGCGCCCGGGCGGCCTCCGTTGGAATCGCGGCAGGTCCTCGGCGCGCCACAGTTTCGCCGTGCCTGCGGTGCGTACCGGAGCAATGTGGCGGTTTGCGGCGAGCTGCCGCACCCGCTGCGACGTGACGTGCAGCAGATTCGCAATCTCTGTCGTGGTAAGTAGATGCTCGGGCATGGGTTTCAGCCTAGTTAGGGTGCGGCGGCAAGGCAAGTCAGGCATCGGCGGCCTTCGCCTTCATCAGCCGTATGGTTGATGCCATGCCGATCAGGAACGCGTTGAGGATCTCGGTGGAACACACGAACGGCGGCGCCCCTCCCTGCATGTGGACCGCCGTGAGCTGCTCGCCGTTGACTTCCACGCTTTCAAACCGGACCATCGGACCTAGTTCCGCTGAGCAGCTGACGGCTAGGTCGTGATTGATGTCGTGGAGCATGGCGATCCAGATTTCCTCGGGGACCTGAATGGTGTCCACGGGAGTTCCGTTGGTCAGCATCTGCAGCAGCGCGTCTATCGCGTCGTCCTTGTCGCTCATTGGTTTCGCTCCTGCAGCAGGCGCAAGGCGTCGGCCTGCCACCGCTCCGCGTCCCGCCTCGCCTCGTCGCGCTCGGCGGTGAGGCGGGCGATGGCGTCGGCGGCATCGTCCACGTAGTCCACGTCCGTGCTGCACCATTTCTGCGGCTCGGCAACGATCTGGCGCAGGCGCTTCACGATGTCCGCGTCGGTCGGGAATGGGTCGTTCTTCATGGCTTGGCTTTCTTCTTGGAGGCATGGTGCATGTACAACCCGAGCCGCTGGTTGGCACGGGCGAGTTCGCGCTTCAGTTCCTTGATGCGCTGCACGGCGATCATCCCGACCGTGGCGGTCGTTCCCTTCTGCCGAAGCAGCCACTCCGTGAGTTCGGTGTCGTTCACTTGCCGTCCTCCTTTCGTGGCACAGGGACAATCGTCACCAGATCGTCGGGAGGTGCAGGAAGGTCGCGCACACCGCGTAGCACATCTTGACCGAGCAATAGCAAGCGACATTCTCGCCTCGCCTCGTCGCGCTCGGCGGTGAGGGTTGCGTTCTCCTGCCGAAGTCGCTTGATCTCCGCGATTGCCTTGTCCATCAGCGATACCGCATCGGGCGCAATCGCCGCAATGATGTCTGTGTCTTTCACTTGCCGTCCTCCTCGTATTCGCCACGCATGATCTGTTCAAGTTCGTAGATACGAACAAACACGCGCTCCGCAGTCAGACCAAGCGCCCATTCGGTTTCCCGATGTTCGGCAAGCGACTTGTAAAGCAACTTGATCTGCCGTTCGATTCGCTCGGCCTTCGTGATCTTGGTCTTGGGCTTCTTCTTGCTCACTTGGTTTCCTCCTTCCGTAGCCGCTGCGCTTCCTTCATGTTTTCCTCCAACGCCCACCGCAGTTCCTCGATGAGTTGCGTGGCGTTCGGTGTCGCTCCGCTCAAGCCCCGCGTCTGGGCGAGGATTCGGTCGGACTTCTGTGCGAGTGTCATGGCGCAGGTGTTACTGAACATGGGCGCGGTCATGGCTGCTCCTCCGCGATGATCGCGAGCGGCATGCGGTCATGCGCGGATCGCCATGCCCGGAACGCCTCGTCGCGAGCGTCGTACTGCGCCCACCATTGGGCCTCGTCATCTAGGTGCACGTGGTTCATGCGGATGTCTTCAAGGAGCAGCACCAGGCCCTCGGACGTGAGCAGCATGCGGCTGACGCCCATCGCGAATCGGATCTGCGCAGGGTAGTTGCTGAGCTCGTTGAGCACGTCGCCCACCGTGCGTGGCGGCGCTTCCGCGAGCTTGCGCGCGGCCCATTTGCGGAACGGCTTGCCGTCGTATGGGCGTGGTACTCCGCACGCTTCAAGCATGGTGCTGAGGGTGGTGATGACGGTTGGATGGCAGGATGCGGTCGCTTGCATGGGAAGGCCTTTCGTTGGATCAGGCAAAGAGGGATGAGCCGCGCACGTTGGTCATGGTGGTGCGCGGACGTACGAGGCTGAGGGCGGTTGGCGCGCCCGGGCGGAACAGCTTGCGGACGGTGACGGTGCAGTCGGGCACGGCGGGTGCGCCCGCGATGTTGGAACCTACGAGGGTGAGCGTGCCGCTGCCGTGGCGCATGGTGGTGATCGCGAGCGGGTTGCCGCGGCGGGCGTACACGACGCGGCAGTCGTGCGCCCCAAAGAGCGCGATGGTCGCGAGCGGTGCGGATGGTTCCACGGCGTTGATGGCGCTCACGAACGCGCCGCCCGTCCCGTTGGCGGCGGAGTCTTCAACCATGCGCGCGAGCACCTCGGAGTCGCATTCGCTCGTGCACAGGAGGCCGCGCTCGGCCGCGAGCAGCTCGTGCTGCGGGATGATGCCATTGTGCGCGAGGAAGCCGCCGCCGCACGTGAATGGATGCGCGCACGCGAGGTCGTCCGCGCTGCCGTGCGTTGCCCACCGCGTGTGCCCAATCATGGCGGTGGCGGTCTCCGCGACGTAGGCAATCATTTCAAGGCCCTCGGTGATCGGCCCAATGGCGCGGTAGGAGCGGATGGTGCGCGCGGAGTCAATCCACGCGATGCCCCACGCGTGGTGGCCGCGCGTCACTTGCGCAGCCGCGAGGCGGCATGCGGAGCGGGGGCAGATGGTGAGATCGGCGGTGGATGAGAAGATGGAGAACAGTCCGCACATGTGATGGGTCCTTTGGTGGAAGGGGTGAATTGGTGAATGGGTGACTCAGTCAATCTCAGCGGTCTCTTGCAGGTCGTACTTGCGCGCCATGCGGACAAGCTGCTTGCGCGCAAACGCGTGGGTGTAGGTCGGGTGTTGGAACTGGCCGCGGGTGGCGCTCTTGCCGTTCCACACCCACAGGTCGTTCAACATGGCCTTCACGAGCTTCTCGCCGCGGCCTTCGCCCGTCTCGCGGGTGACGCTCGTTTCGGGCATGTCAAAGGCCTTGGCGCGGTGGCCGCTGAGGGCGGCTTCCACGATGGAGAGCGCGAGCATGGTCCATGCCACGATCTTCTTGGGGTTCACGCTGCCGCTGAACACGCGGAATTCCACGGTCGGCTGCGTGCCGCTGAGGAGCGGCATGAGGTTGAGCGTGTGGTAACGGTTGCCGCTGATGGCGTGCCGCACGGCCATGTTGTTGCGGTAGTTGGCTTGGCGCACGGACGGGGTCTTGATGGACGCACAAAAGTGGTTGTTCTCGCGGGCGTGCGTGCCCGTGGTGGCAAACAGGGCGGCTTCCCAATGTGCCACGAGATGCACGAGGCGGCGCACGGCGGCAAGGTCGTTGGTTGGGAATCCCACGTGGATGTGGACGCCGCACGTGCGGTTCACGCGCGCGCCCATGGCCGCGATGCGCTCAACCATGATCTGCACGTTTTCAAGGCCTTCGGAGCCGCGCAGCACGGGGGAGACAAACTCCACGCCTTGCATGTTCTGGACGTGGATGCTGCCATCGTGAGATGCCTTCCACGCGCCGCTCACCACGCCGCGCTCGGGCGCGTTCGGGATGACGCGACCAGCGTGGTAGCCGCCCACGTTGATGCCTGCGGAGCCGGGGCATCCGGTTTCGATCTCGACTCCGAAGGTGAGGGTCTGGACGGTGGCGGCGGACGCGGTGACGGGGACGGTGGCGGTGGCGGGCATTGGTGGTTCCGTTGGTGGTGGTTGCGATCAGCGCGTTGCTGATGATGGAACTATACCCACTCCGAAATGGTTGTACAGGGGGATGGATCAATATTTCTCCAGATTTGCCACTTTTGCGCTATTGGTCACGGGCAGGGCGGAGGATTGCCACAGGGCGCGGGGGAGTGCATATAGGGTGGAAGGGCATCCCCGCGCTCCGGACGCGTCTGGGGGCATCGTGGCGCGCGCACAGGGCGGGAAACGAAACGCGCCCGGGACGTTGCCGTCTACCGGGCGCGCTTCCGGGGGTCAGGTCCGGTCGGGCGGGTTTCCGAGCCGCCTAGGCTCGGTCGCCTCGTCAGGTCGCCGCGCCGGACGGGGGAAGTGTAGCAGACTCCCACAGGGCGCGCGGACAGGTGGCCGCAGGCATGCGCGCCTTGATGGACAACTCCGCGCGCGGGTTGTTGCCGCATCCGCACGCGCGGCATCGTCCGATCTGCGGCAGCATCAGCGGTTCCAGCTCTGGGCATGCCTGGCACCTTGCGATTCGGTTGTCGTACTCCGCATCAGGCACGGGCCCATGCAGCCGCAGGCTTGCTTCCGCCTGCATCCATGCGTGCGCGCGCTGCAGCACCGATGGCGTGGGCGGCGGTTGATGTCCGGCGTAGGCAAGCACCTTGGCCGTCTTAGCAACGAGGTCCAGCTCGACCGTCCACAGTCCGTCTGGGGCAACGATGTTGGTGATGTGCGTGGTCATAGGGCGGTGACGGTGATGGTCGAGGGAATGGTCCATCCTGGTGGACCCTTGCCGCAGCGGGCCTCGCGCTCGCTGGAACAATATGACGGCGGGTAGCAGAGGTCGTACGCTTCCAGGGAGCAAGGGTCGGACCAGAGCCGCCCTGCACCCGGGAACCCCGCAAAGCGATCTGCATACTCGGTGAATGGATACGACGCTTCGCTAGCTGCCAAGTAATACTCGCCTGTCCGGTTGCGGCATGACGAGAACGGCACGGCCTTGACGTACATGGCACTCATCTGCGTGGTCCTGAGGAACATGTACGCGTACCCGTCTTCGACTGGACCCACAGGACAGGCTCCGGCGTCGCCGAGCGAGCCGTAGATCGGGAAGAATGGAGATGCCTGCACGCGCCCTGCACGGATGATGACGACGTCAAACAATCCCGTCCAGCCGCTGCAACCCCATGGATCTAGTCCGCCTTGCGCGATTGGGTTGCACGTGAACCATGTCGATTGGACGTTGAATGGCTCTCCGGTGACAGACAGCGTCGTGCCGTTGGGTCCTTGTGTCACGAATTGCGGATTGCGCACGACCGCCGTGAAGCTCTGGGCGCTTGGTGTCCATGTGATCGTGAGCGTGTCGCAGACCTCGCATCCATTGCCGCCCGGCAGAGCTCGCGGGAACAGGTTCTGGATGTATGTCGATGGGTAGGAGCCGACGTCGAAATTTCCGCTGGTCCACAGAGAGGTCTGCCAATCACATGGATCGCATCCCAGGTTGACGTTCTGAAAGCCCGTCGGCGTGCCGCGAGAGAAGAACTGCGATGTAGCCGCGAACGTCACCTTGAGGTCGTTGGGCTGCCCGGCGCAGAGCGGGATGCAGTTTGGGTTTCCGTTGTAGGACGGCTCGCCCGGTCCGCAGCAGCAGCGCGCCAGCAATGAGCTGATGAGGCTCATGGTGCGGGCGGCTCGACGTATGACGGCGGCACGCAGTACCACCCTTCCGGAATGGAAACGGCGTTGCTGGACAGCATCCACCCGTCGGAGGTCTTGGTGTAGACCCGTCCCCGGATGTCAGGCCCCGTCCTGATCGGACTTGATTCGCTGACCAGCACGGTGCGCGTGCATCCAGTTCCGAATGCGATCGCCAGCGCGCCGCAAGAGGTCAGGGTGAGTCGGTGCATCAGCTGCCTTACCGTTGTCGCCTGCAATCCCGGTCAACCAAGCGAGCAGCGAGTCAAGCAGGGCTCGCGCGAACGCGTACACGTCACGCCTTCGAGTTGTCCTTGGCGAAGATGAGGCCGATGCCTGCGATCAGTGCCGCGATCAATGCCGGCCAATCCGGAACGGTGGACGCGTTGTTGTCCGTGAGCGCCGCAAGGGCCGCGCCGCCGGCGACCATGATGGCCGCCACGCCGGCTCCGGTGGTCTTCCATGACTTGCCGTGCATCATCTCGCTGATCTTGTTCATGGCATTTGCCTTTCGAGCTTGGCTTCGATCTTGTCCAGGCGCGCGTTGGCGGCTTGGCCTTGCGCGACCATCTGCGTCAACAGACGGTCGTGATGCAGGAAGGCGCTCAGCAATGCTCCTGCCAGCGTGCTTGCGAGCGCGCCGATGGCAACCCAATCGCGAATCGACAGCCTGACGACGTTGTCTGCTTCCCTGGTCACGGCAGCAGGCTAGCAAGTTGCCTTGCGCATGTCACCCCTGCGGGCATTCGCCGTCGATGCGGTTGGGCGCGCAGAATTCGCACCGCAGCACGCCTGCCTTGTCGCGCACCATCATGATGTGCACGACTGTTCCTGGCGGCACCGGACTGATGGACCATCCCGGATGCTCCGTGAGCTCGGTGGCGTTTGAAACGCCGAAGCCGTACGCGATGCTGGCGGTGTTGCCTGCTTCAAGCACGTTGAGCGCCTTGCTCATGCCGGGCGTCGTGTCTGACAGCGGTGGAGTTGCTTCGTCTGCAAACGTCGTGAGCGGCGCGGCGTTGCGCCGCACTTGCTTCCATGCGTACTCCCACCGCGCCACGCCGCTGATCTGGGACGGTGCGCCGATCTGCGCCGTGATCCATCGCGGCTGGTCGGGCGCGGGGCCGAGCCGCCCGTCAGTGACAACACCCGGACCTAGCACGGTGTCGACCGTGCGGACGAGGTCGCCCCACACCGCTGGGGTCAATGCCCCTAGGCCCGTGTGGATGTGCGGCTTCATCGGCATCAGACGACGATGCCCATGGTTGCGAAGTTGTATGTCGTCGGGAACGGCTGACGCCAGACGACCAGCGATGCGTTTGCTCTCCCGTCTGTCGATGGCGTCGTGATCTTGGGCCGGCCGTCGAGGTCGCGAATGGCGACTTGCCTGCAGTGCGCGAAGTCGTCGTAGACGAACTTGTACTGCACCTCGTACTTGGATGGACCAACACGCTTCGCGCTTGCCCCGGTGAACAGGACGAATCCTGCCGCTGCCCCGAGCCACGCAGTGGTGTTGCGCTTTCCGAGCGCGAGCCGGATTGCCGCGGCGTTGTTGTCGCTGCGGAAGTTGGTGACGGTCAATTCCTGGGTCGGGATCATGATCGACACGGGCTGGCCGCCCTGGTCGATTGGCGTGCCGCCGATATCGCTGTTGCCGGGGCTGCTGAGACTGCCCGGAGCCGCGGCACCCGAGCGGAACGCATCAACGGCGATGGCGCTGCTGCTCATGTCCAGCGCGACGTATTCCGTGTCGTTGGTGGCTTCGCTCGTGTACGACAGGCTGAGCGTCCACAGCATGCTCATGCCGTCCTCGATGGCGTCTGCGGTCACGCTCTGCAGGAAGGCTTGGACGCCGTTCACCGTCTTGCTGGAGCCGAGCGCGGGCGCTGCGTCGATGACGTTGGCATATGTCAGCGCGCTTCCGCTGGACGCGATGTATTCCTCGGTGACCTGAGCCGTGCCGTCTTCGTTGGCGGTCACGGATTGCTTGCGCAGGTGCAGCGTTGGCGTTGCCATTAGGTGAGCACTCCCGCGAAGGCGCGCGTGTTGGCTTCGATCTGCTTCAGGATGGAGACCGTCTGATCTTCCAGGCGCTCTCCGGTGGCGTGGCTGCCTCCGGGCTGCGCCGCCGCCGTGGCGAGCGCCGATGCCTCGGTGGCGCCTGCGATGCGTTCAAGCATTTCGACGGATGCGTAGCCGACGTCGAGCTGCTCCTCCGCGAGCTTCACGGAATCCACCATGCCCGGGAGCTTGATGGAGCCCAGCGCGGTCTGCACGGAGTCGGGGCCTCCGCCGCCACCCGCGCCGCCGGACTTGCCGTCCTTGGCCTTGGCGGCGTCTATCTGCTCCTGCAGCGCCAGACCGCGCTCGATCTCCTCGGCCGTTGCCCCGGCGGCACGCAACTTCTCCTCGAGCAGCTCGCGCTCGCTCATCGTGGCACGCTTTGCCTGGTCCTCGAGGTCGCGCAGGATGTTCCCGACCTGCGTGTCTCGCAGCGCGCCCATGGCTGCTTCGATCTGGTCTTGGGTGGCGCCGAGCGCTTCAAGCCGCATGCGCATCAGTTCCGCCTCGGACTTGCCTGCTTCGTCGGCGGCGCGCGTGACGTCGGCCAGAATGCTCTCGATCTCGGCTGCGTTCTTGGCGGCGGATTCCATTGCCGTCAGCTCCTGCTGCAGCCTGATTGCTTCGTCAATTTGCTCCTGGGTGGCGCCGAGGGAGCGAAGCTGGGCGGCTGCCAGCTCGTCGGCGCTCTTGCCGAAGTCGTCCACCTTGCGCCGCATGTCGTCCAGTCGGGCCGCGAGCTTCTCCTGCTGCTTCGCCTGCTCTGCTGCCGCTTCTTCCGCCGCCTTGGCGTCGGTCATCTGCTGCTGCAGTTGCAGCGCCTCCTGGATCTGCGCCGACGTTGCCCCGAGCTTCGACAGCTGCGCTTCCAGCAGCTGCGCGTCGGTCTTGCCGATCTTCTCGGCGTCGTCGCGCATCTTCTCCAGGATCTTTGCGACCTCCTCGGCGCGCTTGAGCTGCTCGGGATCGACGATCGCGGGCGGAGCCGCCTGCGATGCCGTGGCCGGATCGGCGGTTGCTTCGCGGCGCGCCTTTTCGAAGGCGAGCGCCGCGAGCGCGAACGAGCCCGCCTGACCCGCGGCCTGCTGCGCCAACAGCGTGCCCGTGGTGGAGAAGCGCTCGGCGGCGTCGTCCATGTCCTGCGCTGCTGCCGCGAATCCCTTGTCGGAGATGCGCCGCATCAGTTCGGAGGCGCGCTCGAACCCCTTGGTCGGGATCTCGATGCCGGGGATGTAGTTCAGCAGCTCGATGAGGTTGGCGACGATGCCGACGACTTCCGACAGGACGCGAAGGATTGACCCCATCAGGAAGCCGTTGATCGACTGCAGGACGTTGTAGATGCCCATGAAGCCTTCCCACAGCGGGCGAACGGCGTCGAGGCCCTCGGCGACCAGCATCACGAATTCGCTCATGCCGCTGACGAGGCTGTCGGCGTTCTGGGCCAGCATGTCCTTGATGGTGTCCGTGACCATCTGGATCATGGGCGCCAGCGGAGCCATCACCTCGGCCATCAGCCGCTCGAAGGCGAGGCCAAGCGTGTCTACGGAGTCTTGCAGCGAGGCGAGCGCCTGCACGCTGCCTTCCTTGATGGTGAACGCGGCGGCTTCCTTGTTGAGCTGGTCCAGTTCCTCGGCGCTCAACTTGACCATGCCTGCGAGCCCGGTGCCGCCCTTGCCGAAGATGTCGCGCAGCGCTTTCACCTTCTCGGTGTGGGTCGGCAGCTCGCGGATCTTGCCGATGATCTCCTCGAAGGCCTTGGTGGCGTCCATCGTGCTCAACTTGCCGACGTCCAGGCCGAGTTTCTCGAAGGACTTGGATGCCTCTGCGCTGCCCTGCGCCGCGTTGGCGAGTGCGAATTGCATCTTGGTGATGCTGGTCTTGATCTTTTCCGGTCCTGCGCCTGCGGCGGTGCCGACGTATTCGAGCCGCTGGAAGTTCTCCGCGGTGGTGCCGAGCTCGTCCGCGGTTTCCTTGAGCTGATCGCCGAGCTTGGCGGCCTTCAGCGTTGCCATGACGAGCGCCGTGCCCACCGCTGCGACGGCCACGGCGACGGCGGCGCCGCCCAGCACGACCGCGGTCATTGGATTGGCCAGCAGCGTCATCGCCCCACCGAACTGCCCCACCACCTTGCTTCCTGATTGGGCGACGTTGGCGATGCCCTGCATTGCCGACATGACGCGTGCCGCTCCTGCCCCGAGGTCGCCGGGAAGGATGGATGCCAGCATGCCGCCTGCACCCATGGCAATTCCGCCGATGGACGTGGCCCATTGGCTGACTCGGCCTTTGGCTTCCGCCAACGACTTCTCCATGGGCTTGGTATCAGCGCCGATCCGCACGAACAGGTTGCCGATGGTTGCCATATCAAATAGCCTTCTGATGCGTTGCGGTAACGGTTTCCATCAGCGGCCGGGCTTGATGAAGGGCGCAAAGAGCGCCTTCACCGCTTCGGCATCCAGCGGATCGACCTCGGGCTTCTCTAGGAATGGCATGAAGTCGGATGGCTTGAACGGCGCCGCTCCACGCTTGCGGTTGGAGTTCGCGAGCAACGAGCAGATCAAGCCGCCGATCAGGTCGACGCGCGCCCACCCGATTGGTTCCAGGCGGTCGTAGGCCATCCATTCCGACAGCTCTTGCGAGCTCATGCGGGACAGCAGTTCGTCGACCGTCATGCCGAGCTGCGCCGCGAGCCGGAACAGAAACCGCCGACTCGGGCGCGCTTTCAGTTTCCCGCGAGTTCCTCGACGTCGGTCGGGCTGAGGCCTGAGAGCTGTTGCGCCAGCGTGAACAGGCGATCCACGACGGCGGCCGGAACGTTGCCGAGCGCCTCAGCGTCATGGTCTCCGAACAGCCGCTCTCCGGTCTCGGTGCAGATCGCGCGCACGAGCAGCCGCGCTCGCACGTTCTCCATGTTGAGGCCACGCGCCTTGCCGCGTCCTGCCATGCACGAGGCTTCGAAGGCGTCCCGCTCCCGTGCCGACAGGCCACGCACGTAGATCGGTGCGTCCAGTCCAGCAATGTCGACTCGCTCGACCTTTGTGGCGTTGGCGAGCGCAAGGATGGCATCCTTCGTTGCATGCTTGATGGGGGAATCCATTCCCTCATCGTAAGCCGTGCCTTGAGGTTGTGCAACCCGTTACGTCAGGAGGGCACTGCTGGCGTGCCGAACGTCACAACGCCGTCGATGCGCAGCGTCAGCGTGCCCGTCTGCGCGGCGTCGACGCCGGTGTCGAGGCTGAACCCCTGCTGGAACGCCTTGAACGACAGCGTCTGCGTCGTGTTGGCGGGCGGCGTTGCGGTGTTTGGTCCGCTCGGCAGGACGATCGACCAATCCTCGGACGTGTTGCTCGAGGAGACAGGCACGTAGCCGCCCAGCGAGTCGTCGTAGTTGAACGAGACCTCGATGGTTCCGGAGTCGACGGTGCCCATCTTGTAGACCTTGGCGGCGTCCGTCAGAGCGGTGACGTCGATTTCGGCGCGCGAAATCCCTGACAGGCTGATGGCCGTGACGTCTCCGAGGGTGACGGCGCCCTTCTTGATGACGGTACCGAAGCTGACGTTGGCTGGCATGGTGTTCCTTGGTTGGGTTCAGAAAGTCGAGTGCATGATCCGCACGGTGAGGGTTGCCACGTAGACGCCTTGGTTTTCGCCTGCGCCGGGCTCGACGTAGGAGGTATTGAGCGAGTCCAAGGTAATGCCGCGCACGCGCACGCCGCCAGTTTCCCCGGCGTACCCGTCCAACGCAACTCCGCAGGCATTCATCACGTCGCGGCACTGCAGCCGCGTGAGTGCGTAGGCCGCGACGATGACGTCGGTGCGAGTCAGGCCGCCGTGCGCCCCGGTCATCACCTTGATCGGCTCCGAATACCCGATCTGGTAGACGATGGCGGGCAGCGTCCCGCCCTTGCGGCGGGTGTCTGGCGTGATGGCGCTTGCAGGCACAAGGCTGGTGACGCCCGTGACGTTCAGCAGCGCGTAGATCGCTTCCTCGATCCGTGCCATCACACCACCGCTTCCATGGCCTTGGCGAAGGTTTTCTTGTCGACGCCCGGATTCCTGGCGAGCTCGACGATGGCTTCCTGCACCATCCGCCTTGCTCGCGGGCCGACGCGCGCGAAGGCGCTGGTCATGAATTCCGACCCTTCGATCTCGACCGGGGACTTGCGCGGCCTGCCGTGATAGGCGACCTTGAGCTTCCACCCGAATTCGATCAGGTGCGCCAGCTGGGCGCGCTTGCCGCGCTCGATGTCGTTGCTGTCCTTCGGTCGCTTGGGGTAGCGCACGGCGACGTTGCCGTAGACGCCCTTCTTCGGCTTGATTCCGACGCGCACCTTGATGGCGCGGGCGATCTCGTCCCGCACCGAGCCGTCGGCGTCTTTCTTGCTCTCGCGCGATTCCAGGCCGCTGCGGATCGGGATGTTGTGCACCAGCGCCCGGGCTTCCTTGGCGACTGCCATCAGTCCTGGCCGGATGGCGCGCCGATACAGGTTGGTTTGCGCCCGTCCAGGCAGGGCGCTGAGCGCGGCGATGGTTTCCTCGATCCCGCGCACGCCTTGGAGCTGCACGCGTACCGCGCCCATGTCGAGCTTGATGCCCTTGGCGTAGGTCTGCCGGGTTGCAGCGGCAAACTTGTTCACGGGACCACTTCCTTGGCCAGAATGGTCTGGTAGTGGCGCAGTTCGGTTGGATCGGTGATGGACACAACTTCGAAGTATCGCGGCGCTGAGCCGGGGCCGCGCACGAACTTCAGGCGCGATCCCGTCGTGATGCCATGCCCCCATGCGCGCACGGTGATGCGGTGCGAGCAGGTTGCCTGCTGGCCGCCTGCGTACGGCGACTCCGTGCCTTGCATGGTCTCAACCGCGGCCTGAATCATCACCCCGTCCACCCATGTACGGGATGGCTGGCCGGCCGCGTCTGCTGCCGTGGCCGGCTGCTGGACCATCAGCGGAAATCGCAGCGTGGCTGCTTGCAGGCTCACGCAAACCACCTTGCGCGCACGAACGTCTTGCAGAGCGCGTCGACCGAGTGCGGTGCTTCACGCAGGTTTTCCGCCGTTGCCGCTTCCCGAAGGTTGTCGTACCAGTGCCCGAACACCAGCAGAATGGCTTGCTTCAGGGCTTGCGGCACTTCTGCGGCTGTCAAGTAGCCCGCGACGTACGTCACGCTGGCGCCCCAGTTGTTGGCCTGCATGTAGACCGACGGCCATGCGCTGCCACGCCTGAGCAGCACGCGCGCCATGCTGGAGTCGCCGTCTAGCTCGTAGTTGCTTTCCGCGAACACCTGCGTCGTTCCTGCGTTGTCGACGTACTGCACCCCGCTGATGCTGCGTGCGGGCCATGCTGGCAGCAGGATTTGATTGGTTGCCGGGAAGCGATCGAGGCGAAGCCGGAACGTGCGCTGCATCAGCGGCGACTTGATGATTGCCTCGACGTATTCGCGCGCGGCGATCAGTTGCGCGGCGATCACCGCATCGTCGCAGGTATGGTCAATGTGCGAGTGCGCCCGGGCTTCCGCGATGGTGACGGGCTCGGCTGCCGGAATGTCTAGCACTGCGTGCGACAGATAGGTGCAGCCGTCCATGACGGTCATGGGTCACTCTTTCGTCGCCTTGCTCGCGACCTTCTTCACGGCGCTTTCGCGCTTGCCTTCGTCAACTCGCTCGGCGATGTCGGCGGCGACGAGCCGCTCGGCTACGTTGTCCGGGAGCTCGACTTCGTCCCCGGCGTTGTACGTGGTCGTAGTGCCTGCCAAGCATTCGCGAAATCGGACTTTCATGGCGGTCCTTTCAACACGCTGGGGCGGGACCGCGCGAACGGTCCCGCCCCAAGCTGGAGAAGTTGCCGAATCAGGCGCCCATGCGCAGGTAGCGGAACGCGTTGAAGATCGAGCAGCCGGCGTCCAGGCGGGCGATGCCCTGGAACCCGATCTGCCCGTTGCCTGCGTACAGCTCGCGCAGCACCTTCACGCTCATGTTGGAGCGGATGCCGATGTGGTAGCGCGAGAAGTCGCCGATCACCGCGACGCGTGCGCTGGCCGCGATGGCGGGCGCGTACTGCGTGGCGTAGATCGGGATGCCCGACAGGCGATCCGGCTCGCCCTGCTGGAACGACGGCTGCCACAGGTAGGAAAGGAACGTGTTCGTGCCGGGGCTGGCGAGCTTGCGGATGAGCGCGAGCATTGCATCGCTGGTCACGATGCAGGTGGACTTCTGCTCGCGGTACTGACGCGGCAGCGAGTAGACGAAGTCGAGCAGCTCATTGGCGGTCACCGCCGTGGCGCTCGCTGCCGTCTTGCCGTCCGCGATCTGGCCTGCCGCGGTGTAGGTGAAGATGCCCCGCGGCTGGTTGGCACCCGAGGTGCCGACGGAGAACGCCTGCTCCTCCGCGAGCGCGAACGCGCGGCCGAGCTGGTCGGACACGATCGACTCCACCGAGAAGCCCGCGCCACGCGACGGCGCATCCTCGATCAGCTCGATGCTGGACTTCACGATCGCGCTGAGGCGACGCGGCTGCATGATGAGCTCGGCGAACTGCGGCGTCGTTTCGTCGATGGCAGCGGCTTCTGCGCCCCACGTTGCGGACGCGATGGTCGACTCCAGGGCGATGTTCGTCTTGAACGCGCCCAGGCTCATGACGTTCGCGATGCGGCGGTAGATGACCTGCTGCTCGAGCACCTTCACCAGCGACCCGTAGAAGTCGGTCGACGGCAGGAAGCCGCCGTCCGCTGCCACGCCTTCGCTCAGCGCACGCTGCTCGGCATCACCCATGAACCGCGGACCCTTCAGGTAGGACGTGAAGGCATCCCGGTACTCGGGCGAGCTGGTGATGGTCGGCGCCTGCGTGCTGCGCTGCGCGCTGGGCATCACGAACGGCATGGTCGGCGCCTCGGTGCGCGTCTCGGACGCGATGCGCAGCATCTGCTCGTTCCGGGCCTTGAGGGCGCGCAGCTGGTCGTACTTCTTCTGCATGCGGGCCATCTCCTCCTCCTCCTCCTCGCTCATCTCGCCGACGCGGTTGGCCTTGTCGACGAGGCCGCGCATGCGCTCGTAGAGCTTGCCCATCTCGTCGATCAGGGCGCGGTACTGGTCGCCGCCGCTCGCGGGCGGGGTCTCGGGGGTCTTGTCGTCCATGTCGTGGTGTCCTTGTAAGAGGTCGTCTTGTTGCGTGGTGGACTACAGTCGGATGCCGTATGCCGCGTCCATGTCGGCAAGGGCGAAGTCGACGCGGCGCACGGCCTGGAACAGCACCTCTCCGGTTGCTGCCCCGAGTTCATCGAGCCGCCTGAGCGCTACGGGCGGGCCGCTTTCCGCGAACACGAACGCGGTTGGGTCGATGACCAATCCTGCCACGGCGCTGGTTGCGAACGAGGCGGCGGACAGGGCCAAAGGCTCGAGGTACAGCGGCCGACCGGCAAGCAGCATCAGCGAGTCCGCCTTGGCTTGCGCCTGCGCGCTGCCTGCGAACAACGGATCGAAGCTTGCGTTGAGGATGCCGAGCATGCGCGGATGCCAGATGTGAATTGCCCTGGCGTAGCGGCCGCTGCTGAGGTTTTCCAGAATGGTCCCGAATTCGAGCGACGTGAAGCTGCCTGACGTTGCACCAACCCCGCCGCTGACCCGCGCGGCGTTGCTGAGCTGCGTAAGCAAGCCGACGTTCACGGCGTTCATCGGACCCGGGTCGCCTGATGTGCCTTTCAGCATCTGGTCGACTTCCTGCTGCGCAAACGCCTGCGCTGCCATGTCTCCCAGCAGCCGCTCCAAGTTTGGTCCGTTGTTTTCCGTCGTGTCCTGGAGCAATTCCAGGCTGGCGCGGAAGTAGACGTACATGGCGCGCGGGTACAGCACTCGCCCCGTGGCTGCCTCGTCGGCCCTTGGCTGCGCGAACGTCGGCGTCGTGGTGTATTCGCTCATCGGCAGCGCGTTCACGGCATTTCGCGTTGCACGCTGCGCGTCGATGTCGGTCAGCACCGTGGGCACGGACAGGCTATAGCCGCAGTCACGGAACACTCTGGCGCCGTGCTTGCGGATGGGGTTCAGTGCGCGAATCTTGAAGAAGCACTCGCGCGAGAACTGGCTAGGCGCCAGATAGAACCCGTTCTGCGTGACGTTGGTCCCCGTTGACTCGCCGAGCGCGCGCTTTTCCGCGGGCGTAAGCGCGTTGGCTCCGCGAATCATTGCCTTGCGGGCAAGGTGATCGACGTCGGAGACGTCCAGGCCGCTTGGCAGGTCGAGTTGGAGCTCGTCGAGCATGTTGGGAGCCTAAAGGAGAGGCGGCTTGCAGATCAAGCCTGCGGGATCAGGAACCATCTCCGGGCAATGAACCGCTCGAAGCTGCGAGCGTCTAGGGTGACGCTGGTGCCGGGGTTTGCCGGGAAGGACACGACGGACACCTCGTGCAGGTCGACGTCTTCGATCACGCGGGTGATTCTGCTTCCGCGCTGCTCGAATCGGTCCTGCTTGACGTTGAATCCGAAGCTCATGGCCGTGACTACGCCTGCACGCACGGCTTCCATCAGGTCGGCGGCGTACGTGGTGGCGATGGGCTCGATTTCGACTTGCAGGCCGCGCTCGTCGGAATTGAGCCGAAGCGAGCCGTTTGTCGTGCGCGCAAGAGGCTTGGCGCTGTCGTGGTTGACCAGCGCGATCACGTCTGGCTGCTCGCGCAGCGTCCGCTGGAAGGCGGATGCCGAGACAACCTCGTCGAAGCGGCCCATGTCATATGGCTCGTTGAATGTCGAGGCGTATCCGCGCAGCACGCCCCCATTTCGCTCGAGTGCGTTGGTCGTCGTTCTGACCTCGATGCTTGCCATGTTGCGCTCCTGCTCCTTCTTCAGCCGGGTGGTAATCGTTTCCGCGAACGACTTGCCGGGGTCGCCGCCCCACAAGGCCCATGCGATGCGTCCTGCTGATGGGAAGCCGGGTTGCCCGGGGCTCCATCCCTGCCCTTGCTTGTCTACCTCATGTCGGGCGAAATAGCTGTTCATGCGCCGAACGGTGTCGTCGGAGAGGTTCCGTCCGTTGGCGATGTCGCGAGCCCGTGCGACTCCAACAGCCGTTCCGCCGCGGTTGAATTCGCGCCGCCATTCCAGGCCGCGCTTGGCTTCTTCGATCATGCCGCGCGTTGGCTTGTGTCCGTTGTCGCTCATGGCACGATGGTCACCAGAACTCCAGTCGTACATAACCGTCACCTCCGGTTCCGCCTGCGCCGGACCCACCAGCGCCTGCATCTGCGGTTCCGGCACCGCCGCCGCCACCGCCACCGCCTCGGAATCCGTTGCCTCCGTTGCCTCCCTTGCCGCTGTTGGAGCCGCCTCCGCCACCGCCACCCCCGCCCACGGTTCCCGGCAGATACTCAATCGCATTCTCGCCGTTGCCACCAGTGCCCGCGCTGGACGCAGCGCCGCCATTGGCAAACAGCGTGGAGTTGTGGATACCCGCAGTCCTTGGTCCGCGACCTCCTGCCTTCTCACCGGTAGCGGTTGATGGAACACCACCACCGCCTCCGCCTCCGGCTGGGCCAGTAGGCGTTTGCGAGCCATCGCTAACATTTGAGTTGAGATTTCCAGAACTTCCTGCACCACCGACCCACATGGCGGGGAAGTTTGTAATTACGGCACCACTTCCGGGACTGCTGGATTGTCCACCTCCTCCACCGCTCCCGCCCGAGGCGCGGCACAGCATCACGCTGTCGCTGTTGCGCGAAACGCTGGTTTCTCCGCCTTGGCCTCCCGCACCGCCGTTGTTCAGGTTGACTGTCTGTCCTGCGCCAGCCGTGCCTCCGGCACCAACGGTGATGGACAGAACCGTAGACCCCGCCGTTCCAATGTCTGCGATTGCGTAGGTCATCTCTGACCACGACGCGCCAGCACCACCACCACCACCGCCCCGACCTGATAAATATGCCCCGCATCTTCCTCCGCCGCCCCCACCGCCTCCGCCGACGCATCGGATTCGCATCCGTGTCGCGCCGCTCGGGATGGTGTAGGTCGTGGTTCCTGCGGTGGTGTAGGTCTGCGTGACCGGGGTGAACCCGCCCTTTTCGGTCCAAGACAGCGTGCCTGATCCGTTGGTGGTCAGCACCTGATCGTTGCTTCCGGCGGTGCTTGGCAGCGTCAGCGTGTAAGTAGACGAAACAGTCAATGGCGCAACAAGATTGACGCTGTGTGAATAGTCACCGTCAAGCAGCTGAAGTTGAACGGTCTGCATACCCTCCAGCGAAGTCAGCACGCCTTGAACGCTGACTTTTGTTTCCGTGTCGTTGATCGTGATCGCGGTGCCGTTGCCGTCTTCAAAGTAATCGCCAATGATGATCTCGCCGCCATCTGCTATGTTTGAGTGCGTCAGCACCATCGGCTTGCTCGGGTTGGCGTTATTGCTGACAACACCTTCCGTAGCCGTGGACTGCACCAACACCGTGCTGACTGTCAGCGTGTTGTTCGTGCTGTCAAAGTGCAGTCCTCCGCTGTCTGTCAGTGCGCCCGTGCTTGCCGCCAACTGCACCCGTCCAGTGGTTGACGATGCCGCACGGCGCGTCAGCTCTTGGGTGTTCGTGCCGTCACCGACGAACAGCCGCTTGTCAGTCGTGTTGACCGCTAGCTCACCCGCCTGAAGGCCGGTGGGGGTAGCGTTCGCAGTGGAACTGCGCTTGACCTTCAGCGTGTTTGCCATGGATCAGTAGGTGCCGCCGTCGAGCACGATGCCGTCGATGGTGCCTCCGGTGATTGCTACGTTGCTGGCGGCCTGCGTGGACATGGTGCCGAGGCCCGTGATGTCCGTGTTGGGGATCGTGGCCGCAGCGGTCATGGCGCTGGTGCCGTTGCCCTTGACGTAACCCGTCAGCGTGGTTGCTCCAGTGCCGCCAGAGCCGACCGCGAGCGTGGCCGACAGGCCGGACGCCGTGCCCGTGATGTTGCTGTCCGTGAACGCGATCGTCTTGGTCGTGCTGGTGTCACGGAACTGGATGGCGGTGCCCGTGTTCCAGATGTCTCCGGAAGTCGGGGTCGTCGGTGCGGTTCCGGCGGTCAGCAGCAGTCCGGCTGCGCTGGTGGTGGCTGCGGCCGTGATGATCTTGCCGACCGTGGTGGTGCCGCCTACCACATAATCGGTACCAGCGGTCGCTGCGACCACGGGGTTGGCGCCCTGCCCCTTGACCAGTGCGTTGTTCGTCAGCGAGGTCACGCCCGTTCCGCCCTTGGCAACCGCAACCTGACCGTCCAGGTTGGCAAGGTCGTTCCACAGCACCTGATTGTTCTTGGATGCAGTCCTCAGGAACAGGTTGGCACCGTTGTTCCACAGATCGCCCGTGACCGGAGAAGCCGGATCGGCAGTGCCCTGCGGGATGTTGATGGGCGCGGACGTGGTGTCCGATGCCTTGAACTGCAGCTTGCCCGTCATCGTGCCGCCGCTGCTGCGCGACAGCGCACCATCCGCGACGTCTTTGGCTGCCTTGACTGCGGTCAGCGTGGCAGCCTGCGTGCTCGACGTGGTGGATGTCGAGTCGGAAAGCTGAACGATGCCTGCTGCGGACGTGGACGCAGACACGACGGGTGAAGTCGTGACGGTCGTGACCCGGCCGTAGGAATCGACCGTCACGCCGGACACGAACGACGTTGCAGCCGAGCCGGTGGGCGTCGTAGTCGTGACCGTGGCAAGGTCGATGTTGTCCGAGTTGACGACGATCCGGGCAGTGGAAGCCGTTCCGACGTTGAGGGTGTTGCCCGTCTTCGTGAGGCCGTTGCCTGCGTCGATCTGGCCAGCACCGCTGAATTGCGACCAGTTGATCGCGGTCGTGTCAATCGTGATCGTGCCGTCGGTGGTCATCACCCAGCCGCTGTCGGCGTTGGTGGTTCCTTCCTCGACGAACGTGAACGCTCCGCCGTGCAGCTTGGTGCCGTTGTTGGCATCGTCCGAGCGAGACCAGGTGCTTGCGGCGACGACGTAGATGCCGTTCTGCGAGGCGGTCGTCTGGTTCTTGACGAGCACGCGGTTGCCTGCGACGACCGAGATTCCGTCGATCGTCTGCGTTCCGCTCAGCGTGATGTTGGCGGTAGTCGCAACGCGGCAGGATGCCTTGACGTCCAGGCCCTGCGCGGTCGAATCGACGTAGCCCTTGGTGGCGGCGTCGGTCAGCGCAGTCGGCGTGGCAAGCGAGGTCAGCTTCTGCAGGTTCATGCTGACGTCGCTGTCCGGCGCGCCGAGCTGGTTCAGCTTGTTGAGCTGCACCGTCGAGTTGAAGTCGCTGATCTTGGAGGCGGTGAGAGTCGGGATGTCGGCTGCGGCAAGTGCGCGGAATGAGACTGCGCCCGTGCCGCCCGAGCTGGGGCCTGCAAATACCGAGTTCTGCGCCTGGTTGTTGAGCGTGGCGCTCAGCGTCCCGGCGCCCGTGACGGGGCTGCCGCTCACGGTGAAGATGCCTGGCAGCGACAGGCCGACGCTCGTCACCGAGCCGGAGCCGAGGCCAAGGCTCTTGACGAACGCGGTGGTAGCCACCGTCGTGTCGTTGCTGCTTGTCGCCGGGGTCGTGGCAGTTGCCGACGATCCGAGGCTCACCGTGCCGCTGAAGGTCTTGTTTCCGGTGATCGTCTGCGTCTCTGCCAGCGCGACGAAAGCACCGATTCCGCCGATGGCCGGCTTGGACGTGGCAACGCCGCCGGAATCACCCTTGCCGATGTACAGCGTGTTGTCGGTGTCGTTGAACGCGAGCTCGCCGGACTGCATGGTGCCGGGTGCGCCTGCTGCTCCGGTGTTCCGCCGCTTGATCTTGATCGTGTTTGGCATGGTGAGTTCCTAGAAAGTTCCACCGTCCGTGAGGGTTGCCGCAGAGTTGTTTTCGAAGGCGGCGATGGCTGCGTTGTAGATCAGCACTTCGCCTGTCTGCGGCGAGTTGAGGACAATATAAGAAGTGTTCGCGCTGAATTCGACCCAATCCTGATTTCCGATTCCGCTCAGCAGGTAGTAGTGCTTCTCGGTCTCGATGACGTAGACCAGCATGCCCTGCTGCCTGCGCGCTTCCGGAATCTCGTTGCGCGCGAGGATGGTCGCGACCGTCCTTGCGCCGCCTAGCCCGTACTGCGGGTCTGTCACGGGATAGGTGTCGGCCGTGCTTGACGGCGCGATGGGCCCTGACAGCGGTACGGTTCCTGGGATTGGCATGGTCAGGAAGTCGGGTTCACGACGATCGTCAGCAGGTCGCTGAGGCTGAATGTCGACTTGTAGCGCTTATATGTGGCGGTGACGCCGAAGGCGTTCGTGATCTGCACCGTCGTTACTTCGTCCTGCGCGAGCGCGTTGCCGCCGAACTTCAGGCCGAAGAAGGGCGGAGCCGTCGACAGGGTGTAGGCGTTGTGGATGAACAGGTAGAAGAATCCTGCGCCGGCCGGGATGGTGATCGTCTGGTTGGATGGCCCTTGCGCTGCCGTGGTCTGCAGCAGCGCGCCGCTGTTGGTTCCGGCGATGTCGAACGTCGGGCTTCCGAGGTTGCTGGTGGTTGCCTTGCCGAAATACCAGCGGCTGAACCATTGCCGGGTGATGTCCGCTGGCGTGGTCGTGCCCTGCGCCTGCGATGCTGCCAGCCGGATCGTCACGGAGTTGGCTGATGTCGGGGAGGTCGGCGGGGTGATGGCCGGGATCGACAGCGCTTGCGTCAGCGCCGTCGGCTGGATGCCCGTTGCCAGCGTCAATGTGGAGCCGTCTGGACGCGTGAGGGAGATGCTTCCGCTGCTGGGCGTCCAGTTGGCCGATGGGCCCGTAGTAGCCCATGATGCGGTTGCGCTGGTCGGGAATGCCTGCCCGAGCTCGTAGACCGATCCCACGCCGGACAGGGCGAAGTTGCTGAACCCGACCGATTGGTACGGGTACAGGATGCGTTCGAGGATCTGCACGGCGGTTTCGCCAGCCGGGAGGACCGTCCCGGCCGGGATGCCCGGGAGGTTGGTGGCGACGGTCGGGGTTGACAGCGTCCACGGCGTGATTCGGGCATCGTCCGCACGGACGGCCTTGGTGGCGCTTGCTACGCCGCTGCTGGCAAAGTCGACCGCGAACGATGGGTCGTCCTTGATGTCTCCGCCTCCGATCAATCCGGCTCCGGTGTTCAACTTGGCGGTCGCTGATGCGACGAGCGTGAAGTCTGCTGCGAGGCTGCCGCCTGACAACTTCAGGCCCGTACCGATGGTGATTTGCTCGCTGGCGCCGACTCCGCTGGTAGAACGCCCGATCAGCCGTTGGGCTGATGTGTTGAGCAAGTCGGTTGGGCCCAGCGTGACGTTTCCGGCGCGGTTGTTGACCGTTGAGACTCCTGCGCCGGGTCCGGTTCCGCCGTTCACCCATTGGGCGTCGTAGTCGGCGGACGAGGCCTTTGCCAGCACTTGTCCTGCGGTGCCGCCTGCCGGGATGCCGATTCCTGGCTGCCCGGCTTGGACGGCGATAGTCACCGCTGCATCAGCGACGGTCACGGTCGATCCGGTGACGATGTCGATTTCGATGCTCACGTGCCTGCCTTTTCAAGCACTTGCACGGTTCCGCGACTGATGTAGCGACGAACGATTCCGCCTGTCCATGTCAGTTCGAGGTCGTAGTAGCCAGTCTGCACCCCTATCAATGCCGTGACCGATGCGGGGATGGTCAGCTTCATGGCGCCAGCTTGACCCGGCACCGCGACGAATCGGGGGCTTGCGCCCGTGCTGCTTGCGGTCAGGAACTCCGCCTGCGACTCGTTGACGCACCGCAGGCGCCATTCCTGAGCCGTGGCGATGTCCGCGACCCCGGTAATCGTTACCGTGGCTTCGTACGTTGCCCCGCGCATCAGGTAGATCACCCAAGGGCACATGCAGCTCATGAGTCGTTGGGCTCCTTGGTCACTTGCTTGACTGCTTCTTCGGGGTCCATGCCGTCGGCAATGAGCCTAGCGATCTCTCGCATCGAAATCGATGCGCGCACGTATTTGCGAAAGCGGTCTTCGGCGTCGGGCCCGTTTTCGGGCACGATGCTCATCGCGTCGTCTTCGTCGTCGCGAACTTCGTCTGGGTTGCTCATCAGTTGGTATCCACGTGTTCGAGGTCGACGAACAGGCGCGAGCCTTTTCCCTTGACCCAGCGCCATTCCTTGGTCTTGATGCGGAAACGCGAGCCGCGCGGCAGCAGAACCTCGCGCTCGCCCGGCAAATTGCTTGCGTCGCTGATTGACACGCCTTGGCGCGTGCTGATGCGCATGACGACGCCGGTTGCCTCAGTTGAAAAGGCCGTGCCGACGCCGGCCACCGTGCTGGTGCTGATGAAGCCGTGATCCGTCCAGGTGTTGCCTACGCCGAGTCTGTCTATGGCCTTGGCGACGTTTGAACCTGCGCCGCGATAGACCGTTGCCGGAGGCGGGTCTCGCTGGTCGATCCGCGTCAGGACGTCGAGCGCCCCGACCATGGCGGCTTGCTTGGTGGTGAGCTTGTTTGCGATGCCGAGCCCGTTGTCGTCGGCTTCTGCATTTCGAAGTGCTTGGTTCAGACCGCGGTAGTCGGTTCCGGAGTATGCCTCGACCGCTTCCCGCGCCAACGGGACGGCTTTCAGAACCTTGTTTTGCGCGTCCGTCCGCTGCGGTGTCGGCGTGTTGCTTTCCCATTCCTTGGGCAAGTCGGTCGGCAACACGCCTGGCGGCGGCTTTCCTGGCGTGGCGCTGGGCGGTGCCTTGTCCTTGGGTGGCTGCTGCGCTGGCTCGGTTGCCGGGTCCTTGGGCGCGACAGGCGCCACCGGAGCCTGCTTGGGCTGCGGTGGCGGCGCGGTCGGCTCTGCCGCGATGGGAGC